GAAAGGGGGCCCGGCGGGGCAACACCCGTCGGTCCCTCTTTCCGTCCAAGCCGCGGACGTTAAACTGTGGCACGGTTGTGCCTAGGTGCAACCCTGCTACTAATGGCGGTACCCCTGCCCTTAGTATGCATGTTTGTATGAATGGAATCTGTAGTGATGCCCTGCTTTGGGGTCTCTAAAACACACTACAGTGATGGCTAGAGCTCCTCTACTCCGGCTACCTTAGTAGTGAGCATTGGAAGTATATTGTGAACAGGGTTCCACGCCCGATAAAGGCTGGTATTCCCGCTCATGGAGTGGACCTAGGTAACTAGGGCCATGAGTGTGTGTGAATCAGCACCCGCAAGGGATAGCAGTATATGGAAGGTGCTCGTGAAACGGCAAGTGGAGTTAGTAGCAGCTCTCAGTCTCAAGGTCAGCTTCTAGACATGTGCCGCAGGTACCCCGTAAGGGATCTGAGCGGTAGCTAATTAGTCCCTGGAGGTTGGCTGACTTTCTTCCTATTTCTCTTTTCACTGCGAATTGTGTGGATTGGTATTCTTTAGAGCTTGGGAGTTGTCTCATATTGAATTCATATATTTTACTCTATACTACACTCAAACACGGCTCTCTGGTCAGTTAAGAAAATCATTTATAGAATAATAAAATGGACTCTCCTGGACATACTCCTGAGTACCACATCTTTACTCGCAGAAATACTGCTAAGCGGACTAAGATTGATTGCAGCTTGCCATCTAATACCAAACCATTTTCCGGCTGGTATACAAAACCTGCTGTACCTATTGCATCTTACCGCAAAACCTTCAACCCCTTGGATCCCTATCTCGCTGTTGGCCAGGGGGCGTCTTACTCGGTGGTCATTGGAGATGGTAACTCACTTGAGACTAACCAGGGTGCAAATGGGCTTACTGCGACAGTTCCGGTCAACTCAACCTTTTCGGGTGAGGTTACTGCTAGGGCTCCTCGCAATCCTCCAGCCCTGCCCCAACCGCCGCCGGCCCATAAGGAGAAGAAACCGAAGACTACTGATGGGAAAAAGCCTTGGGACTTTATTAAGAAACTGCTCCCCGACCCGCAGAATGAGGTCTCTTTGCTCCAGGTTGATAGAATTTCTACTGTCTCCGCTGCTGGTACTGCTGTTGCTGTGCAATCTGATCTACCACCTGTGCTTGCTTATGAGGGAAAATTTGAGTACCCACCATTGACTGGTGAGGAGATTTCCACTATAGATTTACTGGCAGATAGGTATTTTCAACTAGATTCTTTCCAGTGGGGGGTAGCAACCAACCAGTTTTACCCATTGTCAGGTACTACTTCTGTTACGTATGCTGCTCCTGACAATACCTACTCGGTGTGGTCCCTCCCAGAAAGCTTGATTAAAGCAACTGGCAAATTAGCCTTCACAAAGGCTTTTCAAACCAACGCCTACTACAGATGTGGCTGGGAAGTGTTAATGGAAGTCAATGGCACATTCTTTCATCAGGGGGCTATAGCTGTGGTTGCAATTCCAGAGGTTCAGACAACTGCTGCGTTCACTGGTAGTCTAGGCCGCACTCTTGCGTACCCGCATGCTATTCTCAACATCAGAACTTCTAACCAAGCCAGACTGCTCTTGCCATATGCTTCTGCCAATCGCTTCGACCCGACCACTGGTGCTGTTTTCAAGAGTGATTCAGGGCTTCCTGGGCTTGGCACCCTTTCTTACCACCAACAATGGGTGCTAGTCGTGTGGGTTATTTCACCACTGCAAGTGCTGTCAAATGAATCCAATCTTACTGTGAATTTGCTGGTCCGTCCTCTCCAAGCTGAATTCATGGGTCCTCACTATGCTTATGGACAACCCTTTGTTGTCAGGGAGGTTGTGGGTTCTTCTGGATTTGCTAATACCCAACCCATGCAGGAGTTTAATGCAATAAATTGGTCTCCAGTCATTCCAGAGCCAGATTGGCTGGCTGGTGAATACAGGCAGATGTCCCAAGTAGCACAGATCCCTACAATTGATCGCTTGATTCGGTGGTATGGTGGCTCTTCAAATCCTGCTGGGACAATCCTGTACCAAGTACCCATAACTACTGCAACTCTAGTGGAAAATGATTCCTGGCTTTCCTTTGCAATGCAGTTCTACACACAATGGAGGGGCACGGTGATGGCACACCTCACTTTCTGCGGATCCCGTCAGCAGACCGGCAAACTTCTGGTGGCCTTCCTGCCATTGGGGACAGAGAGCAAATTAACACTTGAAGAACTGATGTCTGGCACTTATACCATTTGGGACATCGGTCTAAATTCAACTCTGTCCTTTGTGATTCCTTTTTGCAGCTCAACTTCTTGGAAATCCATTGGTGCTTCTTCAGGCCTTGAATTCTCACAGGCGCTTGGCATGCTGTATATAGCTGTCTATAACCCTCTGGTAACGCCATATGGGGCACCCAATGCTCCAGTAATACTGTCCTGGTCGGGCGGAGTGGACTTCCAGCTCCGGCAGCCCACCGCCCCGCGCCTCTTTGGACAGGGGGATGACCAGATCACCAACATTGAGACAGCAGTGCCTACAGAACCATTGCCTGCTCAAATGCTCCTGGGAAATCTTGATCAGTCTGACCTGGAAACTCTCTTTGCCATCTATCGACCTTTCTGGACAGGAGAGAATTTCTCCCAGAGTAGAATAGTTATAGATGATGATAACCCCAGTAATTTAGTATGGTACATTTCACTTGATCCAACTGATTGGGCAGAGACCAGTTTATTTTCTCAACTGGTCAAGTCATTTACTTATATTGCTGGGAATCTACATATTAAGCTAACTGTATATAATATGTCTCTCTATAACCCTTTCACCTTCTCTGCTACTTACATCCCACCCGGAGGAAACATAATGTCCTCCCTCCCCATGTCTCAAAACATGCCTTTAGTACAAATTGACATGGATGGCAATTACATGAGGGAGATCCCAATCAACATCCCACAATCCTGTGCAACTGAAGTAATCCCCACTGCTTATGCTGGCTATTCTGACCTTTCTCGCAAGACCTGGGGGCGCCTCTCAGGTTCAGGGTGGGGCACTCTTATGGTTAGTATCCAGCAAAGAGTGATTGGCTCAAACAAGATAAGAGCCAGTTGGTGGATGGATGCCCGCATTACAAATGCACGGGCATATATGCCCAGGATAGTGAAAGCTGTCAGCAAGGCATCTGATGAAAAGAGGCCCTTCTCTCTCACAACTCGTAGTGCAGGACCACTGTGGACACCAAGCCAAGTTTCAACCAGCACAGTAGGCTATTCAGATGCCACTGGCCAGGGTAAACTTGGCGATACCCCGGTGCATGTGTGGAGAAAATGCTGGCTCTGGGAGGGAATTACTTCTTTTGCCATCTCTGATGGGAACACACACATTGTGGTGGACACCACTGTGCACTTGGGTGATCTGGATGGTCTGACGAGGATACAGCAGGTTCCCCTTGTGAAATTCTTGCAGTTGCACTCTCTTGTAGGGGTGACCCTTGTTACAACAAGAGCTGAGTTCCTGGATATGTTATTAGATAGTGAAGGCTACTCCGCCCAAACACAGATAGGAGTCCTTGATTACCCCCCCAGTGCCCAGTGCACGGGACAGGGGATCATTGAGAATACCAGAATTGCAGCTGAGTCTGTTAGTTATGCCTCCATGAACCTGGAGAGAGTGCTGACTCAAGAGAAGCTGGACCGCATCTCTGAGATTTCTAAATCTTTCATGCTGGCCAGCGAGAATGTCCACCAGGCAGTTGAGGGAATCAACACCGCCCTCAATGCAATTACTCCCATCTTATCCACCTCCCCGCTTATTGAAGTCACTGAGGGACTTGCTGGGAAGATCATCTCCTGGGTGATTAAGTTTATAGGGTTTATAGTGATTATTGCCTCCAATTTTTCTTTACCCACTCTGCTTGGAGTTTTCATGTTAATAAGTTCTGATTACATAACAAAGATTTCATTTGATCTCTTCAAGAACTCCCCATTCCAGTGTGTGTGTGATTGGTTCTGTGAAAAACTGGGTATTGAGAAAAAGATTAGTGTTGATCCTGAGATTTTCCATGACCCGTTGGAGGGGCCCTCGGGCCAGGGTTTCAAGCCAAAAGATTTCAATGACTGGGCCAACTTCTTCCGCAACATTGACTGGGCAGCTACTAGAGTCATAGCACTCATAACCAAATTGATCGAGCAGATCCGAGAAGCTCGAAAAGAACCAGAAATTGGCATATTCTGGTATCATGATGATATCATAAACTTGTACTCTGACTCTATCAAATCACTGACTCTTGAAGATGTTGACAAGACCCAGCTGTCAATTAACTTGAATGAAACCCGCCGGCTCTTGTCCATGGCTCTAAAGGCTGGCAATGTGGGCTACCAAACTCTGCTGAAGCAAGCTCTGTCCAATTACACACAATCACAAGCCTCTTTGCAGAAAACCCTCTTCACCACCCGTCCTGAACCCGTAGTTTTATACATCTACGGTGGCCCTGGCTCTGGTAAGTCTGTGCTAGCTGGTTTGCTGGCTCGTGCAATTTCAAAGGCACTGACTGGGAAGGTCGATGACATCTATGCACCCTCATCATTTGGAACTGAGCATTTCGATGGTTACCACCAACAGACGGTCCATATGATTGATGATCTTGGTCAAGCTGTGGATGGGTCAGACTGGGCAAATTTCTGCAATATGGTGTCTACTGCACCATGGGCACCTCCAATGGCAAAGCTGGAGGAGAAGGGCATGTTCTATACTAGTAAAGTAGTAGTTGTCACAGCAAATTTCAACCTGCCAAATTATGCTTCTGCTAGAGAACCCAAAGCACTTGAGAGAAGACTGCACTACAAACTCTTCCTTGGAGGCCAATTAAATGTGGATTTTGCTTGTGCTCCTGATGGCACACCTATGAGACATTTCAAATCTGGATGCCCTCTTCTGAGGAACTCGGCAGGATTGCTGAAAGATTCTGGGTCCATTCTGCCCTGCAAGTTCAAGGATGCTGATGATTTGGTTGACTTGGTGGTGGCTGAGGTGCGAAGGCGCACCGGTTTGCTTTCAATGTGGGATGATCTAGTTGGTCAAGGAACAGATGACTCCCCAACTAAACCTGGCTTTTTCCGCTCAGTAGCTAATACTTTTGCTGTTGCTGTAGGCAAGAATCCCCCAGTAGAAAGTATGGAAGAGGTTGTAAAGCTCCATAAAAGGGCTGCTTGGCTGCGTGCCGTTTTTGCTGGGCTTGGTGTGGTGGCTGGGTTATTAACTATGTGGGGAATCATGAGGAGTGGTAATTCTAGTGATCAGGAACCAGAATCTGAAGGGCCAGCGGTCTCTCAGGGACCATATAGCTCCATACCTCACCATTTTAGGAAACCAACGAAACCACAAGAGAGGCTGAAGATGGACAAGGCAAAGTACCAGGGAGTTCCCCCAATCATGAGAAAAGTACAAGATTCAGTGAAGTGGATTTCCTTCTTTTCTGATGGTGTTCCAGCAGGTTCTTGTAGTGCCTGGAATGTAGTAGATAGGTTCTTCATAACTGTCTTTCACATGTGGAATAGGGCTACTTCTTTTAAAATTGGGAATGTTATGTATGTTAAGGATGATGTGAAGATGACCCGCATTGGCGAAGCTGTTCTCTTCTACCTGCCTAATGTGCCACAAGGGAAAAACCTCCTCAGGTTTGTCAAGGCTCGCTCAATTAAGGGAGTCAAGGCTGGCTTCCTGGCTGGCAACATGGATGGCGTACCAAACATGGTGCGAGTGTGGGAGTTAACCACGTTCCGTGGAATTGAAACCCAGGATGGAATCTTCAATGAGCATTGCTTGGGCTATCGCTGTGCTTCTTATGCAGGCCTGTGTGGGGCTCCTTTGGTCCTGGAGGATCCTGCTGACTATAGAATTGCTGGAATTCATTTTGCTGGGTATGCTGGCTTCTCTGGCTTCGCAGTTCATTTTATGAAGCAGGAGATCCTAGATGCGATGGCTCGCATTTCCATTCCACAATCAAAATTACATGATTTAGGCACCCTGGAGAACCCTGTCCACATCCCCCGCAAAACGGTACTGAAGCCTTCCCCAGCTGCTGGTGCTTATGAAACCACTCTGCAACCTGCCATCTTAAGTCAGAGGGACGGGCGATTGGAAGCTGGACTCGTCCTGGATGAAACCATCTTTGAAAAGCATGACAAGGGGGATGTTACGGAGCCCTGGAAAAATCTGCAGGAAGCTTTTGCTATTTACTTCAATCAATTCCAGAATAAGGAAATTAGGACCCTCTCTCTTCATGAGGCAATTAATGGGACTCCCCTGCTGGATGGTATTGACATGAATCAGTCTCCAGGCTATCCATATATAACACAGGGGCGGTCAAGGCGGTCCCTGTTTACCTGGAATGAAGAAGGGTTTTGGGAGCCCACTGATGAACTGAAGGTTGAAGTTGAGAAGGCACTGGAGAACCCATCTGAATTTTTCTACACCACTTTCCTAAAAGATGAGCTGAGGAAGAATGAGAAGGTGTATGCTGGATCTACAAGGGTGATTGAAGCCGCCCCTCTACCAGTCATACTGGCTGGGCGAATGCTCCTTGGAGGGCTCTTCGAGGAGATGCAGAGTCAGCCTGGTCTTTATGGCTCGGCGGTTGGTTGTGATCCAGAGGTTGATTGGACTCGCTTCTTTTGGGAGTTTGAGAAATTTCCAAATGTGTATGACTTAGATTATAAGGCTTTTGATTCCACAGTGCCCACAGCTGCTTTCAAGTTGCTTGCAGTCCACCTAGAGACCCTGATTGGAGATTCCAGAGTAGGTAAGTACATAATGTCCATTTCTAGTAGTAAACACATTTACACCAGCAAAATCTATCTTATGCAAGGTGGTATGCCATCTAGGTGTGTGGGGACTTCTATTCTGAACACCATCTGTAACAACTGCTTTCTACTTTCAGCATTACTTGAACATCCTGATTTTGATTTGGACTCTTACTATGTGATAGCATATGGTGATGATGTAGTTTATGCAACTAATCCTCCAATTAGTCCAAGCTTTGTGAAGAAATTTTATGATGAGCATACCCCCCTAAAAGTTACTCCTGCTGATAAAGGCTCAACCTTCAATGAAAACTCTACAATATTTGATGTAACTTTTCTGAAAAGATCTTTTGTTCCGGACCCAGACAAACCCTGGTTGATTCACCCTCTCATAGACCCGAACGTGTATGAGCAATCATGCATGTGGGTACGTGATGGAGAGTGGCAGGATACAATTGACTCATTGTGCCAATTGGCAGTTCATTCAGGCCCTAAGACTTATCAAACCTGGGTGGACACAGTGCGTGCCAAGGCCAAGACCAGGGGGGTCACACCCCGCTTTTACCCATTTGAATATTTACATAGGAAATGGGAACATAAGCTAGAAGATTAGAGTCATAATGTTAATATATTTTATTCCTTTTGTGTTAGTTAATGATTCATTTGTTAAGTTAGTTTTAGTATTAATGTTTTAGTTTGTTAAGTTAGACTCTAGTTTAAAATATTGTTTGTTGTTGTAAGTTTATTATGAAAATTTGCTTGCTACAATTTGGAACCAGTGCTCCCGCGGCCACGCCGAGTAGGATCGAGGGTACAGGAGCACCCAAAAGTTTTGCTATTTGCACTGATTGGCAAAAAAAAAAAAAAA